CAAGCCCAGCTTGAGGACGAATACAGAATGGCTCAACGCAACCCAGCCAGAAAGAAATTTATAGGTGGACTAGAGAACAGAATACGGAATAGGCTCGCACTATTTGGAGCTTAATCATTGTCCTTTTCTTGAGATCCAACCCAAACAGCATCTTCATTCATATAGGCAGAACCAGCCTTAATCGTTGTGGAAGTTCCATAAAAAAAATTCCCAGACTTGGATATGAATGTTTCATCTTTGCCAACAACACTACTTCCAGACTTATAGTAAAAACCATCAGTTGAAATTATTGACCTACCAGATGACGATGAATAAGCCATTCCACCATCCTCGGATATGACACATCCACGACCACACGAGAATCCGTTACGCTTCAATACTGCTCCAACAAAATCAGCAGCGTCACCATCATCTTCCTCCGCCATCACCGGTGCCACTAGCACCGCCATTGCGATTAGTATTGCTTTCATGTAAAAAGTCTTTACCCAAAGAACTAATCCGTCAAGCATGAAATTATCCAACCGGCAAATAGGGGCCGTAGGCGTGTCCAGGGTGGCAGGCGTGTTGTTTAGGAATGGTTACAGTGTGCTTACTCCAATGGAGGATTTTGCAGGTTACGATTTGGTGGCTGAAAGGGATGGCGAGTTTCACCGCATCCAGGTCAAAACCAGCGAGAAGCAAGACTTATCGAGAAACAGGTATGGATTTATGACCTCGGTTGGTAGCGAGAATAAAAATCTGTACAGCAAGTCCATCGTTGATTACATTGTTTGTTATGCCATGGACGAGGATTTATTTTGGCTGTTCAAACCACACCAATGCAAGTCAAAGAATAAAAAGTGCAAGATCAGCACTGGGTCATCATGGCGAATAATCAACGATCTCTAAAAGAATCGATTAGGGCTTGGCGCACCTTTGAGGATGCGCTCAAGAACCTAGAGTCATTTGAGGCTTGCGCCAAATGGGTCATAGATAACCCGCAAATCTGCAAGAAATTGTCAGGCACCGGCCTTATGGCCGTGATGAAGGAAGACCTAAAAAAGAAGCTTGACTGATATTTGACACCTCCCTTAGCGTTGGGCATGGCGATCAATTCTAGGCGTAAAGGTGCGGCAGGCGAGCGCGAGCTTGCCAATTATTTGCGAGAACAAGGTTGGCAGAAGGCTAGGCGTACTTGCCAATACGCAGGAAATCCAGAGGGCGGTAGTGGGGATGTAGTTTGCGACAACTTCCCATTCCACATTGAGGGGAAGCGTTGCCAGCAGATTAAGCCAGAACAGTGGATGGCACAGGCCAAGGCGGATTGTCCAGCAAGCAAAATCCCGTCCGTATTCTTTCGGCGCAACGGAGAGAAGAAGTGGCTGGTCATCCTACAAGCCGATGACGTTTGCGAGATTGCGCGTCATATCGCCCCGCCAAACTTAAAGATTGACTTGGTTTACCCACCGCCTTATGCCACCACGGTAGCCCAAGGAATTTCAATACCTTCACATCAACTAAACCAACAACCAACCATCAACAAAGGAGATATGCAATGAGCCTAACCATCAGCGCAACCGAATCGAACAACAAGGAACGCCAACTGCCCGAAGCTGGAGCCACTACTGGAGTTTGTTTCTCCATCGTGGATCTTGGCACGCAGAAAACAAATTGGGACGGAGAAGAGAAATGGACCCCCAAGGTTCGCCTTTCCTTCGAGCTTCCAGAACAAACCATCGAAGGGGAAGTTACCGAGAACGGAAAGACCACCAAAGTCACCAAGCCTATGATCGTCAGCATGGAGTTGACCCGCAGCCTTGGCGAGCGTGCAACCCTACGCAAGCACCTGGAGACTTGGCGTGGTCAGGCGTTCACCAGCAAGGAACTCGCAGCCTTCAACCTAAAGAACCTATTGGGTAAAGCCGCGATGCTTACGCTGGTCAACAAGACAAGCCAAGCTGGGCGTGAGTATTGTTCCATCCAAGGCTTGGCCAAGCTTCCAAAGTCGGTCAAGGCACCTACCACAACCGAGAACGACCAGGTGTTCTACGAGATCGAGGAAGGCAAGAGTGGTGCTTTTGCCAACATGCCAGAATGGTTGCAGGGCAAGATTCTTGAGAGCAAGGAGTTGTCCGGTGCGGCCAGCGCACCGCAAGGTAAGGCTGCCCCTGTTGATAACAAGGACGTGGACGGCAACACGATGCCATTCTAATGGCACTCACACTAACAATTGAGGATGGCAAACTCCATCTAGATGGCAAAAAGTTTGTAACCAAACTGGTTAAGACTGAAGATGCAGGCCATTGGTACACCGAACAAGGCGAATCCGCGCACGTTATCATTGGAAAGAATGGCAATGAGCGGAATACCACAGTTGCCGATGCGCGTAAGATGGGTTTGCTCCCATCAGTCACAAGCGTGCTTGGCATCATGGACAAGCCACAACTAACCGCATGGAAGATCGAGCAGGCTATCATGGCATCGCTCACTCTTCCGAAGGAGGATGGTGAAGCTTTGGAGGATTACGCCAAGCGCGTAGTCAAAGACTCCAAGGCATCCACCTCCAAGGCGGCAGAGCATGGGACCAGGATGCATGAGCAGATGGAGCATATCCTGCTGGGACGTGCTTGCTCCAAGGAACCAGAACTCCAGCCCTACATTAAAACCTTCAAGGAATGGGCGGAAGACAACATCGAAGAAACATATTGGTGCGAAAAAGCATTGGTCGGTCCTGGTTACGCTGGAAGGTGCGATGCCTACGTCCGGTTGAAGGTGATTGGGGACGCCATCATCGACCTTAAGAATAGGAAGGTGAATCCCAAATATAGTCCGGTGTATGATTCTGACTGCGCCCAGTTGTGGGCCTATAAAAATGCATCAGACAATCCAAAATGTTCGTGCGTCTCTGTAATATTGGCAGCGAATGACCCTGAGACATTGGTTATGCACAAGTGGTCGGACGATGAGTTGTACCAAGCTGGAATCGCATTTCAGGCCATGCTCAAGGTGTGGTCTTGGTCCAAGAAGTATGTTCCGCCAGGGATGAAACTGTAATGGACAACCCTCCCACAATTCAGGAGATGGCAGATGCCGCCTCGGATATTGTGTGGAGGATCATGGGAAAGGGGTCTGATAAATCTTCCTATGGCGAATGGTTCTGGAAGGATAAGCCGACATACGACTACCACATCACGCGCTGCATTAAACATGCTGTAACCGCCCAGCAACAGATCCACCTCAACCATCCAAGCCCTGATGAGTCCGGCGAAAATTCGCTTGACCATCTTGAGCGTGCGGTGGTAAGAGCTTTGTTTGCATGGATGCAATTAAAGAAAGGACTACCAAGATTATGAAAACACAACAAGAGATCGACAAGGAATGGGATGACTTTTACGCAAGCCCGATGGGTAAGAGGCTATACAGAAATTATGGTGATGACTCAGATGAGTCCGATGAAAGCTTCCAGAAGTTCTGCGATTACGCCGGTAACAACAAATACCCCACACAATGAAAATCACCCGCGCTGAAAAAATCGAAGGCGGCTGGGCTTTGTACGGAATTAACGAAAAGGAAAAGAAAGAGATGCAGGTTGGATTTTGTGGAGAAAACCTGCCGCTTGAGGCTTGGGTTAAGATCGAGAAATGAAAAAGGCACTAGTAACGCAGGCATTCGGAGACAAGTGGCATAAGGTCTTGGAGCTAACCAAACCTCGCATGGAGACTTATTGCCAGCGGCATAAGATTGATCTTATCTCAATCGAGAAACCGCTTGTAGAGCCTGTGCAATATAGCAAACTGGCCATAGGAAATATCATCGCAACCAAGGGATATGAGCAGGTAACATTCTTGGATTGCGATATATTAGTGGCAGAAGATTGTGATGAGATTGGTGCATCGCTAGAGCCAGACTGCACTTTCATGGCTTTCGATGAGGGGTCGTATTTAGACCGCAAGCCTGGGCTACGCGGACTAGCCGATGCATTTGGATATGTACCAGGATGGCAACCCAGCTTTTACTATAACACCGGCGTGTTCGTCATTACGCCAAAGGCTGTTGGCGCATTGAGCCAGCCGCCCATTGGTCTATTCCCTAACCACTTTGCAGAACAGACCTGGATGAACCTACAGTTACATCTTTGGTCCACGGCAACATGCAGCCTAGATCCGGCATACAACTGCATGACCAGCGTGGAGGAACATTTTGGATTGGACCGTTACAAAGACGCCAACATCATCCACTACGCAGGGCAGAGCGCGGACATGAATAAGCTTATTGAAACCATCAAGGCAGACGATGCCAAGCTGAAAGAACTTGGTCGATGACACCCGTGCGAGTCCAGCGGGAGGACGGCAAGTGGCGTGTGACCACCATGGCCGGAAACCCGATTGGACCGCGCTTGTGGGGTGCTGTGCCTCCGAATGGTTTGCCTCCAATAGATGACTTGTTTAAAGATAAATCAAAGGCTCAAGATGCAGCAGACTTGTGGAACTGCTATGCCGCCTGGTGCCAAGACCGCAGCGGAAAGCGCAAGCGAAGATGATTTCAGCACAATTCACCAGAGGGGATGAAGATGACCGAATCAAACAACTCGCAGGAGAAGTCGCCATCCGTGCCATGCAAGATATCAAACTTCTACAGCGCAGAGGTGTGCTGGATGGACTCAGGCTCACCAAAAACCGCATTGGTAAACTTTCGGATTGCAACTGCTATCGGGACGCTAAGGAGGTCAGGTCACTTGTCAGGGATGTCAAGAATGGGACTGTGTTATTCTGGTGCAAGGTTGCCGGAGTCAAGATTGATCAGGCCACGCTGAATAGGGTAATCAAAAGAGGGGTGGGCAATGTTAACTGAATATGCAAAATTTGCGCTTGACTGCCTGGCGCAGATTGGAATCATGGTCGTGTTATGCGGAATTACGACAGCAATCATAGCGTTTCTGGGGGGCTTTCTATTCTGGCTCTTGGACCGCGCAAGAAAGGAAAAATCAACATGGATGGATTAGGTAAGATTCAAATCATTGCCGAGCGCAAGGTGGAGATGGTTGAACTGGACATTGAGGTTGATGATAAGACCAGAGACATAGTTTGTCATTCTGCCTTGCGCGAGATAACAAGCGATGGCGATGCGCTGTTTAACTACGGATTTAATCAGGCAATAAAGCGATTCATTGAAACCAAAGGAAAGAAATGCACCAAAAAAAGTTCAAGCAAAAAACGCTCACGGCGGTAACAGTACCGAAAGTATTAACCTCCTCGCAGTGCGAGTTGGTGATTCACGATGCCAGCGCAATCGGGATGAAGCGTGCGCCGGTGCTTGGTAAGGATGGGAGGAATGTAAGAAGCTGGAATCGTACTTGCGATTCGTGCTGGGTTCCAAAGTCCGGTCTGTTTGATTGGCTCTACAATTATGTGGCCGCCGTCACAGACGAGGTTAATAACGAACATTATCAGTTCGATATTACAGACATGCAGCAGTTGCAGGTCTTGCGCTACCGCCCAGGGCAATGGTTCCGCTGGCACTTTGATGCCATTGAGACTGAGGGCGACATCAGGAAGATGACGATGGTAATTAACCTATCCAAGCCAAGCGATTATTATCTTGGCGGATTAAGGGTTGATGGAAACTGGCACAATCTGGAGCATGCAGAAGATCAAGGAGCCGCAAGTTTCTTCCCGTCTTGGATGAAGCACTGCGCTCGTGCGCCCATATTTGGAACGCGCTGGGTGTTGGTGGCTTGGATCACGGGACCGCAATGGCGATGAATGATTGGTTGGTTTATTCGACATGGCTTGTGATATTGGCCGTTATGTACACGTCCTATGGGAATCATAAATGATCCAGCTTAACCCAGAGCTTTGGATGATGACTCCGAAGGGAGAGGGGCTGGCATTCTTGGTTACGGACTACGGAATGGATCACAACAAAATATTCACAATCATGCTTAACTCTGGTGAGATTCTTGATTTTGATATTAAAGATTGCCGCCGGTGTGAGAACCCTTCCTTTTGTATTGACGCTCCACAACAACCAAGGCCACACTATGCCCAAGCAAAATGAACCTGACACAACCAAGGACGTTCTTATTGATGGTCGCAAAGTCGAAGGCGGGAACTGGATCGTGTGCATGGATGCAACTCCAGAAACTTCGGCAGTTTATTATTGGCTCAACGGGTACACCTACTGCTCATTCTTATCCGAGGTCAAATGTATTACGAGGAAATAGACCGCAGACACATCAAGGCACTGGAGCAAATTCTATCCGAAGGCGAGTGCATACCAGGAAAGTTAATGGGTGGTGATGCCGGACCTCTTGCCTACATTATGAATCAGATGCTTTACGACAAATTTCATGGACACGGTTGGGAGTTGGATCTCTTGACCGGTAGATTCGTGAGAAAAACAGGAGAATAACCATGCCATTAGGAAAAGACATTGGTAAGAACATCAAGGAACTGCGCGCAGATAACATGAAGAAAGGATCGGCTCGCGGTGCTGGCGGTACGCCTCGCAGCGAGAAGCAGATCCTAGCCATCGCACTGCGCTCGGCTGGGGTAAAGCCAAAGGCCGGTGGCCGCAAGTTTCGCATGATGGGAAAATGATCGTAACGGAGACGCAACGCCTGACGTGGCAACGTGATGTTCTTAATGAGGCCAGAAGACTTCTGGTCAATTTAAGGCGTGACGTTGGCCACGGGCAGGCTATAGAAATTAACAACATCATCGCGCAGATTGATTCTGCGATGGTGATAGCATGGGAACTGATTGGAAAAGGAGAAAAGAATGAACGCACTATTGAAACAACCGATTAACCCAATCCACATTCTGACCGCTAGGTTGAATGGTTTGGAAGAAGAATTGAGGAAGGTCAAGGCGGCCAATGAAGAACTGAAGAAGCAGGTCTTTATGAAATCGGGCATTGAGCAGATCGAAAACTTGCGTGAGTTGAAGGTTTGCGATTCGCTGAAGTTTATTGGGAAGAAGGCGGAGATCGTTGACAAGCGGTACCGAGTTTGGGAGGTGTTATTCAAATGCGGGTTTACGATGTCCCAGATTGCAAGAGCCTGGAGCGTTGACCATGGAACTGTCTACCACGCCAAAGTCAACGGATGGCGTGCGAGGTATATGGGTAACTAGAAAGGATACAACAATGAAACTCTGGACCAACAACACAAATCAAATCCACAAGGTTGACGATAACCTACTCCACACTCGCAACACCTATGTGTTGCCAGACGAATTGACCGGCCCGACCTGGGACGATTCCATCCCTTGCCCACACAAGATTAAACCCTACTACCCAGGCCGCGCTACCGGCGGAGCCACGGCAGTGTACCGCGCTGGTGCAATCGGGGATGCGGTTATAGCAACCGCCTTTGTACATTATCTGGTCCAAGAATCGGGAGGGGTGGTGGATGTCTACGCACCAGCACGCAACCTTCCGCTATACGCTGGACTAGGTGCCAAGCTTTATCCGCTGCCATGCTCGCTAGAGGCGTGGGACAGCTACGATGCCCACCTACCTACTGACGACCTGTTCAGCGGTCAGGTTGGGAATACAAAGCTGGGTACCGGCGGTGGCAACTGTTATGACCGCATCTACACCTGGATGAATGCCGGTGATGTTGACCCCAAGTACAAGCGTCCACACCTATACCTTATCGACCCCGACCACAACGAATTAAAGGAGCTAGGCAAGTGGCCACTGCCCAAGCAATTCTTCGCTTATCATGTCAGCAGTTCTGGACCCACCCGAACCTACCCACCAGCGATGGGTCAAGAAGCGGTGCTGGCATTGCTTGAGGCGCACCCCAACCATCACGCTGTCATCATTGGCTTAGACAACTCCAACAACTTCAAGGTGGACCATCCTAGGGTGATCGACCTGTTTAATACGACAAAGGCTATCCGCTCGCTGTTCCCAGTAATCGCCAACGCAGACTTTGTGGTGGCACCGGACAGCAGTGTCAACCACATCGCAGCGGGGCTTGACACGGCTTGCGTGTCGCTGTGGGGGAGTTACGACCCGCAGGATCGCATGACCTACTACCCAAAGAACGTATCAGTGTTTAAGCCAGACACCTGCCCACATGCGCCTTGCCGCCCACATGCGGGTCTACCGCAGGCGAAGTGCAAGGATGCGACCAATAAGCTTCCTAAAACTCAAATGTGGTGCAATGCGCTCCGCAACATTAAAGCGGAGGATATTGTTGAGGCATCCATGAAAGCACTAGAGTTGGAGGATAAAAGCCAAGAAACCAAATAACAATCCGGCGTATGGTGCGCGGGGAGATCCTGCGACTGGGCTGCTCCTATGTGTGTGTTCCCCACTTGAAACAAAGCCGGTTTGATTTTGAATAAAAAATGAATACAGAATTAAAACCATTGGTTGCCATGCCAGCAGAGTTTGATGGCATAAAATACAGATCAAGAAACGAGGCAAGATGGGCCGTATTCTTTAAGGA